CAGGGGGTTGGACACCCCAGGGTATGTGAAATTTTTGGGGAAACCGACCTTGTTTCCGTTTTCCGGGGCATTTTTCGTTCCAGGAGGTCGATATCCTGTCCAGAAACCGTCCATTCCCGGATACGGACCTGCTGTCCCACGGTATCGATCGTGACCCTCCTCCGGGGTCTGCTCAGGGGGTGATCCTGGGTCACGCTGAACCGGATTGACGGTGCTACGCTTGTGTAAGATTTAACTACCTACTTCCTGTCCACCCATACCGGTACAGGCGCGAAAAAATGCGACCCCGCAGGGGTGGGTATATATATTTATATATATACCCCCTTTCAGGCGCTTTTTTTCGCTAGCACCGGTAACCGTTTTTGAAGTTCACAAAAGGGATTTTCGGGAGGTATTTTCTGACGGATCCGGACCCCGTTTTCAGGCCCTTCCAAAATCGCATCGGATGCCCTACAATCCACCCCAGATGGCCAAGCCCCCGACCTCTCCGAAGCCCGCCCAGAAGCGCGCTCCCACGCGAAAGCCTGCCGCTCCCAAAAAGGCGGCTGTGCCGGAAACGAAGCCGATCGCCGACATCGTGCCATTTCCCCCGATCGAGCGTGATGCCTACGGTCGCATCAGCTCCAAGGACGCCGCGATGCTACTCGGCAGCGCTCCGGACGGGCGCAGTCTCCGCAACTGGCGCAACCGGGAGGGCTGCACGGCGATCACCGAGGGCGGCGCCGTCGACTTCCCCCGCCTGCACGCCTGGCTCATCGAGCGGGCCATCGCGCCGATCCGTCGGCAGCTCGAGGACCTCGAGCACGACGAGGACGGCGACGCCAAGAAGAAGCTCGAGCTGCGCAGCATGCGGGGCGGCAACATCCTTCAGGACATCAAGGTCCAGGCCGAGATGAAGGAACTGGTCAGCCAGTCGCTGATGTTTCATCACCTGTCGACCGTCCTGTCGGACATCACCAGTCGACTTCGTCCGATCGGAGTGAAGATCGGACCGATCCTCTCGGCTCAGCACGATGCCGCGAAGTGCACGAAGATCGTCGACCAGGCTCTGGATCGCGTCCTCAAGGAGCTGATCGTAGACATCGTGATGGACATCGACCGCAAGAGCATCGATCCGTTCGCCCAGGCCGACAAGGAAGCAGCAGAAGCGGAGAAGTTCGCGGCGCAAGAGGTAGCCAATGAGTCTGCCGCTTAGCGAATACGACGAGTCGGTCTGGGACAAGATCTCGATCCACAGTCCGGATCTTCACGAGTACCTGATCAACGAGCGCGGCAAGGAGATCTTCGAGGAGGTCCGCAGCCGCATCTGGGAGATCGTCCGCCAGGTCATGCGGCCCAGCATGAACATGCGGGTCGACCAGTCCGTCGACGAGTTCCGGTTCCTCACGCGCATCAGCTCGGCCAGCCCGGGCAAGTTCGACGTATCCGAGTACGAGGTCGCCCGCGGTGCGCTGGCGGCGGTCACCGAGGAGGGTGTTCGCAAGATCACGGCGGTGGGTCCGACCCAGCTCTACAAGTCGACCCTCCTGGAATCGACGGCGTTCCACTACGCCCTCGTCGACCCGAAGCCGATCATGCTCGTCCAGCCGTGCTTCAAGGACGCCATCGACTTCATGGCGGACAAGATGAAGCCCATGTTCGAGGCTTCCCCCGTCTTCCGGGACCGCGTCTACCACACCACCAAGACCTCGGTGCTCTTCACCGGTGGGCAGCTGACGATCGCGTCGGCGTCCTCGGAGAACTCCCTCGCGTCCCGTCTCGCCGGCGTGATGCTGTTCGACGAGCCGGCGAAGTACGATCTGATCGGCGGTCGTCATCCGGTCAGCTTCGGCGAGAAGCGCCTCGAGACCTACGGCGTCTTCGGCAAGTCGATCCGCGCCTCCTCGCCGAAGACCGAGGAGAACTTCATCTGGGAGCAGTTCCTGCAGGGCGACCGTCGCCTGCCCTTCGTGAAGTGCCCGCACTGCGGTCACGATCACGTGATGCGGTGGCAGCCTACCGATGGGGAGAAGGAACGCTACCTCATCAAGCACGGCACCCCCATGGCCGACTACAACGTGGTCTGGGAGACGGATCCGGAGACCGGCGACTGGGACTTCGACTCCGCCCGCTACGTCTGCCCGGAATGCCGCATTCCTTGGACCTACGGCGAGCGTCTGACCGCGCTCGGCAAGTTCCAAGTGCTGTGGCGTCAGACCAAGCCGTTCACGTGCTGTCGGGACCATGACGACGGCGGCTATCAGGACCCCGTCGCCAACCACTACCTTGGGTACAAGGCCTGGGAGCCGACGATCGACCCCAGCGACGGGTTCGAGGTCGTCGGACGCGCGATATGCCGGGTATGCTCGAAGAAGGCGGTGTCGAACTCGCACGCCAGCTTCCAGGCGTCCCGTCTCTACTCGCCGAAGAACCTGTCGCTGCTCGTCGAGAAGTGGAAGGACGCTCTGGCCACCACCGGCGGGGTCCAGTCGTTCATCAACGACGAGCTGGGCGAGCCGTGGAAGGACCGCAATGCGATCATCCTCACGGCGGACGGCCTGAAGGCGCGCCAGGAGGAGTACGAGTTCGAGATGCCGGCGCGTGCGGTGCTGATCACGGTCGGCGTCGACAGCCATCCAGACCGCTTCGAGCTCGAGTACGTCGCCTGGGGGCGGAATTTCGAGAGCTGGAGCCTCGACTACGACGTCATCCTCGGCGCGCCGGACGATCCGTACACGCTCGGCATCCTCGACGAGAAGCTGCAGCGTCAGTTCCAGCGGCAGGACGGCGTCATGCAGGGCGCGTCGGCCGTCTGCATCGACACCGGCGGCAAGAACGAGGAGGGCGAGGTCTACACGACGCGCGCGATCTACGCATTCTGCGGCCAGACCGACCGTCGCAAGCGGAACGTCTGGGCAATCAAGGGCGCGCCGGAGCAGGGCGAGTCGATCTGGCCTGCCTGGCCGAAGTCGCCATCGACCAGCAACGAGTATCAGGTCCCGCTCTACACGATCGGCACGACGCAGCTGAAGAACGAGATCCACGCGCAGCTCGGGGTCACCACGCCGGGGCCGCGGTACTCGCACTTCCCGGAAGGACGGGACACCGGCTGGTACGTGGGCCTCCTGTCCGAGAAGAAGGTCAAGAAGGGCAGCGTCTGGCGCTGGAGGGCCAAGGACGGCGCCCGCAACGAGCCGTGGGACTGCCGCGTGTACGCGCTCGCCGCCCTCGAGGGTCTCAAGGTCAACGCGAAGAACCCCGGATTGATCGAGGATCTCGCCGACCAGATGGGCATCGGGGTGAAGCTGACCGAGAGCGAGATGAAGAACTTCGACGAGGACACGCTGAAGCATATCGCTCGCGAGACCGAGCGGTCGCTGACGCAGAACCGCGCCAAGCCCATCAACCTGCGGCCGAAGAAGTCGATCTACCGCAAGTCGAAGGAGGAGGATGCGCCTGTTCCGGAGCCAGAGCGTCCCGAGCCTCCTGCCATCCTTGCAAAAATCATGCCAGATGCAGTAGACTCGCCGAAGTCGGATCAGGACCTCCTCGAGCCCAAGCGTGCTTCTCCCGGGCGCAAGCGGGTTCCGTGGGACAAGTCCTGATCCGGCGTCGGGGGCCGAACGGCTCGTTCATGGAGTAGCTGGTGGCAGACGATCCTACAATTCAGGCACTCGACCAGCTCATCGGCAAGGGCATCAAGAGCCTGTATTCCGAGGGCGATCGCGTCGAGGTGCAGACGACCGGTGACCTGATCAAGGCCCGCGAGCACCTGTCCAACGTGGCCGACGCCGCCGCGCGGCCGAAGCGCCGCTTCCGTGGCGGCAGCGTCCGTCTGAGCTGCAGCGTCTGATGGCGGGGCTACTCGACAGGGTCGGAGACTTCGTCCGTGGCGAACGCTCGGTCGGCGCACTCGTCGACAAGCGCGTCGACGTCTCCGGAGAGCCGCGCCGTCAGCTGATCGAGGGTCAGAAGCGCAGCACCGCCTTCCGCAGCGCCTACAACCGGTTCAAGACCTACTCGGGCCGCGGCGGCCGCGATATGGATCCGCTGTACGGACCTCGCCAGATGGCGACCGACATCTCGCTGATGCGGGACGAGGCGCTCAAGGTCGCCATGCTGAACCCGCACGCCCAGAAGGCTATCGAGGTCCTGACGAGCTGGACGATCCTCAGCGGCGCCAACATGATCGTGAAGGCGCGCACCAAGGGCCTCCAGAAGCGCGTCACGAAGCTCGCCGACCAGTATTTCTACAAGTCGAACGACTGCGACAGCACCGGACACGCCGAGTATCTCGCGCTCGAGAAGCTGGTCGCATCCTACTACTTCCGCGCCGGCGAGGTGCTGGTGAAGGCCCGTGCCCGCGAGTTCGCGGACGGTCTCACCGTGCCTGTCAGCTTCGACGTGATCGATCCGGTCCGTCTGTTCGACGGCTCTCAGCCGAAGGGCGTCCTGGAGGGCAACACCTACGCCGCCGGCATCGAGTTCACCGGCATCACGCCGGTGGCCTACTGGCTGTACAAGGGCAATCCGCGAGACACGCTGTTCGACCGCACGCCGGTCCGCGTTCCGGTCAAGGATGAGTCGGGCCAGGTCCAGATCGTCCACCTGTTCGACATGATCTACCCTGAGCAGATCCGCGGCATCCCGCGCGCCGTCATCGTGCTCAACACGATCTACGAGCAGCAGGATCTGCGCTACTCGATCCTGCGCCGGAAGCGGATGGAGGCCAAGATCGGTCTCGTCCTGAAGGAGAACGCCGAGGCGAAGACGAACCCGGAGATCCCGGGTCTGTCCGGCATGAGCGCCAACTCGGAGGGCGCCGACGACATCAGCGTCACCGACGTGATGGAGTTCTTCGAGGAGGGCATGCTCAAGGACAACATGGTCCTGCCGCTGCCGCCTGGCTGGGGCTTCGATCAGGTCATCATGCAGAACACGTCGGACGTGAAGGAGTTCATGATGGACCTCCTGCGCACCGTCGCGGCCGGCTATGGCGTGCCGTACTCGGCTCTGACGACCGATCTCACGCAGGTGTCCTTCTCCGGCGGCAAGCTGGGGCTCCTCGATTTCGAGGTGCAGCGCAAGGCCGACCAGAACTACTTCGCCACCCAGTTCCACCGCTTCTGCTTCTCGAACTTCGTCACGGCGGGTAACCGCGCGCTCGCGTTCAGCGACCGTCCGGCGAACGACAACGAGATCACGGCGGACTTCCACTACGACGCCTTCCCCTCGGCCGAGGCCAAGAAGGACCAGGAAGTCGTCAACATGAAGCTGGAGAAGGGTACGCTGTCCCGCCGGCGCGCCTGCGCCCAGGATGGCACCGACTTCTTCGAGATCGTCGACGAGATCGCCGAGGAGGACGAGTACCTGCGGTCGAAGGGGCTCGACTACCTGACCCACGACAAGATCATGGCGAAGTCCGCAGCCAAGGCCGAGGACGCAGCTGCAGCGGTCGCTTCGACGGCGGAAAATCAGGCCAAGGCGGCATAGTTGCAATTATCGTGCCAACCTTGGTATGATCTCATCCATCAAATGACGAAGGGTTGCTGACACCGTGCCACTGGCCATCGAAAATCGCGGGCTCGACGACCTCCCGGTCGTCACGCGTACCGCGCTGACCCGACTGGCCGGTGGCGCGTCGCTGATCGCAGTCCGCGAGGGCGTCGCCGTGTTCGACCAGCAGGTCGAGGTCAACGGCGAGAAGCGCAACCTCGAGATCGCATTGCGCCAGGTCGACATCCGGTCTGGCAGCGTCCGAGAGGAGGTGATCGAGAAGGACGGGAAGACGGTCAAGAGCCGCCTTGCCGACGTCATCTGGACCACTGGCGCGTCGGTCCGGCGCTACAGCTGGTACGACGAAGAGTTCTACGACGAGAGCATCGAGGTCTCGGACAAGGCGATCCGGATGGATCGGATGAAGGACGGCGCGCCGCTCCTGAATTCGCACTATTCGTACGATCTCGCCGACGTCCTCGGGCGCGTCGAGAAGGTCTGGCTCGAGAACGGCAACGGCATGGCGACCGTCCGCTTCTCGAACCGCTCGAGCATCGACGACATCTGGCAGGACGTCCAGGACGGCATCCTGACCAAGATCTCGGTGGGTTATCGGGTCCACGAGTGGAACATCGTCCGCAAGGACGGTCAGGTCACCACGAAGCGGGCCGTCGACTGGGAGCCTTACGAGATCTCCCTTGTAGCAATTCCGGCGGACAGCGGTTGCAGTGTCCGCGCCTTCAACGGAAACCCTGCAGCTGACACCAGGATGGAGGGCAAAGTGCCTCAGCCGACCGAAAACACGCCGGCTCCGACCGGCACCGAGACCGACGCCGCCCGCAGCACGGAGCAGACCCCCGCTCCGGCCGCGACCGAGACCGATGCGACGCGCACCACGCCCGCAGACGAGAACTCGATCCTGCGTTACGCTGCGGATCCCCGCAACGGCGTCGACATGAGCGATGCCATTCGCTCGATCGACGAGGGCACCACCCTCCGCGACTTCATGCGTGCGAACGTCGACAAGATCGCCGCGCGTGCGAAGGCGACCGAACTCAACCCCTCTGACGGAAGCAATGCAAGCGGCATGCGCAACTATCGCGAAGAGATGGCGCTCCGCGCCGAGATGTTCAGCGCCGAGATCCTGGATCGCACCGCGATCGCGACGATCGAGGTGTCGGACAAGGCTCGCCAGTACGCCGACCACGGCGCCCGCGGCGGTGCGATCGCCTACCTGAAGAGCGTGGGCGAGCATGTCGACGAGCGCGCCAGCGACGGCGCGCTGATCCAGCAGGCGCTCCAGCGTTCTGTCGGCGGCGGCATGACCAGCCACGACTTCCTGTCGATGTACGCCAAGCCCGCTCAGGCGGCGGTCGACAACGGCTGGAAGCAGTCGATCCCCGAGACCAACTGGCAGGAACTGGCCGGCAATCTGCCGATGACCGACTTCGACGGTCGCCAGTTCTTCTCGCAGTCGCTCTTCAGCGGCATCGGTCGGGCCTCCGAGGACGGCGAGCTGCCGCTCGCCCGGATGTCGGGCAACAGCTACACCGCCAAGGTGGAGACGTCCGGTATCCACATCATGCTGACGGCGCACGCGATCATCCGCGACAACGTCGGCATCTTCATGGAGGCCATGCGCGACCTCGGCATCAGCTGGAACCTGTACCGTGAGGCGCAGTTCATGGACACGCTCGACAAGGGCTACGTCCAGACCGGTGCGGGCAAGCAGAAGCTCTTCCGCGAGGGCGCCGGCGGCAACATCATCCCGATCGACGCCCTCGACGAGGACGGCATCGAGAAGCTGGTTCTGGCCCTCCGCGGTCAGCGTCAGGATCCGAAGCTCGGTGGCACCCTCGCCTCCGTCGCTCCGCGCTACCTGATCGTGTCGCAGGACATGGAGCGCAAGGCCAAGAAGGCGATCGGCGTCAACACCAACGCCAGCAAGTCCGAGGACGAGCCGGTCTACAAGGACCTGCAGGTCAAGGTGGTCGACACCTTCGCTCCGAAGACCGTGTACCTGACCGGTGGTACCGCGATGCGCAACATGATCAAGCGCGCCTTCCTCCAGGGCGACGGCTCGCCCCGCCTGGAGCGCATGGCGATGACTTCGGTCATGCGTACCGACTGGGAGTCGATCGACCACTCCAGCTTCGTTGGCGCCAGCGTCATCGGTGCGGTGAAGGCGAAGCTCCCGGCCTGATCGGGGCGCACAACCGGGGCGGCTTCGGCCGCCCCATTCTGAGTTAGGGACCAAGGAGGGTCACCATGAACGGCACTAAGGTTTTCAAGACGGGCACCGTCCTCACCCTTCCGGTCCCGGCCGGCGGCGTGACTGTCGGGCAGGCACTCGAGATCGGGGGCCACTTCGGCTTCTCGCAGGCTACGGTCAAGGCGGAGGACGTCGATGAGACTTCGATCTTCACTCTCGATCTCTCGGGCGTGTTCGAGGTCGAGGCAGCGGCCACCGCCGACATCAACATCGGCGATGCGGTCTACTTCAACGCTCTGGCCGGCGCGGGCCAGCCCAAGTTCGGCGACGCCGCCGGACGTCTGGTCGGCTATGCCGCCTACGACACCCGCCCGGGCGCGCCCGAAGTCGACGAGGCTCTGGTCAAGGCAGGACAGCGCGGTCTGCTCCTGGTCAACGTCCAGATCTATCCGAAGACGACCCGCGCGGAAGCCATCGAGGACGCCGGCGGCGCCGACGCCTGATCTCGGCCTGACAGGCTGATAGCGATAGGGCGGGCATCCAGGAGGGTGTCCGCCCTTTCCATTGGAGGACGATATGCTCGGCAGCAGCATGAAGGAATTCGGAGGGGTCCTGGTCGGCATGCTCGGCGACGGCTTCCTCGTCGACTACACCAGGACGTCGACCGGCCAGGTGACGAGGCTCAAGGCCTACTACAAGTCGAGGGTCGCGCTGAAGGCCGCCGACGGCCGCACCTCGTACGAGAACAAGCCCCGGATCCGCGTCGAGGGTCTCTCCTATGACGAGAAGACCATGAAGGGCGACACGGTGACTGCGGTCAACGGCGAGTACCCGGGCCGTGTATGGAAGATCAATTCAGGCGACACCAGCCCGTCCGGCGTCACTACCCTGCTCGTCGAGCTGATCTCTCGCTGACATGCTGGCACGATAGTTGCATGATCGAGAGCCATCCTGCTATTATCGCCGGCATGGAATTTACGTCCACCCATGCGCGTCAGAGGTTCATCCCTGCCATCCAGCAGGCCGTGAGCGCCGTTCCGCGCATCGTCTCGACCGCGACGGCGTCCTCGGACATCGACACGCCGACCGTGGACGGCGAGATGAAGGGCGCGATCGCCGACATCTCTTTCCTCAAGGACGTATCGCGGCGCAGGCAGGCGGGGGTGAATGGCCGGGGCGTTCTCGGCCGCGAGCTGCTGGTCGGCATCGTGATCGCAGCTCTCGTGCCTCTCGACATGAGCGTCGTGGAGTTCGAGGGGCTTCTGGGCGACGTGGAGCGTGCGCTCTATGCCTGCCCCGGGCTCGTTGACGTCGCTGACGACTGGTACGTGAGCGACACGGAGTGGAACTACGAGCAGACCGAGGAGGCCGTCGTCGAGCAGGCGGCGATCTCCTTCGTCATCGTGTATGGTACGTCGACCGCCGATCCTGGTCGTACAATCTGAGGAGTTTGACATGATCAAGACTAACATCGGCGGCTACCGTTTCGGCCGCTGCCAGATCACCGGAACGTTCCTGTCTGGCCCGCTGGCCGGCAAGACGGTCTACTTCGGCGACACCGAAGCCGCTCGTACCTTCGCCGCAGGCGACGAGTTCAAGCGCTACAGCCCCGAGTTCGCCAACAAGACGCTGCGCTACTCGGACTATGACGGCGGCGAGCTGACCGGCACGCTGCAGTTCTTCCAGTGGAACCAGATCGCGCAGGACATCTACGCGATGGCCCACGCGACTCCGCGCGACCAGCTCGCCGCCGCTGCCGGTGCACTGACCGTCGAGGGCAAGTACTACGACGATGGCGTGTACCTGCTCGAGAAGGTCGACGTGATCGACGTCATCGTCTCGGACGGCAACAGCGCCGTCTACGAGGAGGGTGAGCACTACGAGCTGCACAACGACGGCAAGAGCCCCGCTGTCGTGAGCCTGATCCCCGGCTCGAAGCCGGCCGGTGCCGGCGTCAACGTCGAGATCACCTTCGGCTGCAAGGCCAAGAAGCTCTCGGCCCGCTACCTGCTCAACACGAGCAAGTTCGAGATGCGCCTGGTCTTCCAGGATCGCGTCAAGGCGGACAACCCCACCGTCCCGAACACGCTCGTGATCGAGAAGGCGAACGTCGTGCTCGACGGCGACGTCTCGGTGGCCAACACCAGCGCCGACCTGGCGACCGTGAGCGCGAAGTGGACGGCAGTCGCCGTCGACGGCAAGCCCGAGGGCCAGGAGTATGGCTACGTCCTGACGGTCGACGAGTAATCGACGGTCCCGGGGGAGTTCGTGCAGGGCTCCCCCGGATACCTGCCACCTGCGCACCACCGGGAGAACAACATGAGTGCATTCGTCAATCCGTTCGACCACGTCGCTCCAGCCGAGCCGTGCGAGATCAACGTCCGTGGCCAGATGCGGAAGTTCTGGCCCCTCGACATCGACGCCATCGGCCAGCTTGCCGTCCGCTTCCCCAAGGCCCGCGGCATCCTGATCGGCGACGACGACGGCACGCCGGTGAGCAAGGAAGACGAACTCGAGACGCAGGTGGCGATGATCGCAGTCGCCTTCGCGCCGCAGATCTCGGAGGGTCCCGAGTACGAGGCGATGCTCGAGTCGATCCGCACCGGGTTCAAGCCGCTCGAGCGCGAGCTGATCGTCGCGGCGATCATGAAGGCCAGCATCCCCGACACCATCCTCGAGGACGTGGAGGGAAACGTCCAGGCGCCGCTGAAGACGCGCGGCGCTCTCTCGAAAGCGCTGAAGATCAGCGAGGACCAGCCGAACGAGTGAACCTGCTGACGCTGTGGGGGGAGATGGCATCCGACATCTCCATCCACGTCCAGCAGCCGCTCCCGGTGCCGGTCCACAAGCTGACGCCCCGCCAGATCTCCACGCTGCATACGTTCGTCATGGGAGCCGTCCGCCGGCGCGAGGCCATGCGGGCCAACACCGTCATGATGGGGTGCGGAGTAGCCTTCAACGGCGACAAGGAAGGTGGCTTCCGAAAGTTCATCAACCGCATGATCGCCAGACCGGTCTTCAAGCTGATCGGACCTCAGAAGGCGGTCGTGCAGAACGTCACCGACGAATCCGCCAAGGCTGCAGCTCTCGCTCTGGCGGAGCGTCTGGCGAGCATGGAATGAGCCGTCACTAGCAAGTTCCATGCCAGTTCTGTTAGGATATCAGGATGGCAAGAGAGCGCTCTACGATCGAACTGTTCTTCAAGGCGCTTGGGCATCGCGATGTCCAGGCCGCCCTGAGGTCCATCGCCGAGGATGCGGCGCGTGCTGACCGGGCTGCGAGCCAGATCGGCAAGTCGGCCACCAACACCGATCTCGGCCGCAGGCTCCGTGCCACCTTCCAGAGCGCCACCCGCGAGGCCAGCGTCCTGACCCGCGAGGTCGGACGTCTCGAGACGCTGGGATCGAAGGGCAAGCTCGACACCGAGGGCTTCAAGGATCTGGCGCGCGCGCAGCGCGAGGTCCGCTCCGCGCTGCAGGGCGTGTACAGTGTCCGCAAGAACCAGAAGGGCGTCCTCGATCCCGAGGAGATCCGCAACACCGCCCGTCTCCGCAGTGAGCTGGAGCGCCTGCAGGCGCGCTCGCGTGCGATCGCGAACGCACCGCCGCCGCCCGTCGTCGACCCGGCGATCGCCATCCGTGCCCGCGCCCAGCAGGATCTCCGCGATCGCGCCGCACGTGCCAAGGCCGATCAGCAGTTCTTCGCCAGCGAGGTCCGCCGGCTGAACTCGCTCGGCAAGGACGGCGCGCTCACCGCCAAGGATCTCGCCGGCGTGAAGACGCTGCGTAGCGAGATCGCGCGCGTCGCCCTCGAGTACCGCGCCATCCGCCGCACCGGGCAGGGCATCATCAACCCGTCCGAGATCACCGACGTCCAGCGCCTCCAGGAGGCGATGCGCCGGCTCGGCCAGGCCACCCGCCAGATCGCCAACCCGCCGCCCGTCGACCCGTCGATCCGCGCCAACGCGATCCTCGCCGACCAGCTGCGTGCCCGCCTGGCGCGCGCGAAGCAGGACCAGACCTACGTCGCCGGCGAACTGCGTCGTCTCGGACAGCTCGGCGCGCAGGGCTCCCTGACGGCCAAGGACATCGACGGCGTCAAGGCGCTCCGTTCCGAACTGGCAAGGGTCGCGCTCGAATACCGTGCCATCAAACGCACCGGTCCGGGAATCATCAATCCCGAGG